TGTGAATCATGTAACCATCTTGTGATGGTGTTGTAACTGTTGGTGTTGCGGAAATTGTCAATGCAGCTTGTGTATTTGAGAACGATGTGTTCGTCAATACAACTTGAGCATTCATTGTTACAATACCATTGACATTCAGAGTACCAATAATGTTTGCTGTACCATTTGATGTTGTTGAACCATTAACAATCAAGTTACCTGTGCTAATTGCACCTGTTGTTGATTGAATACCAGCGGCAATTAGATTACCTGTTAGAGTTAACGAACCATTAAATGTTCCTGTTGTATTTGCTAATGCTGCGTTTGCTGTATTCCAAGCAGATTGAATATTGGTATTTTGTGTTGATTCGATACCATATAAAGTACTAATATTAGCATTAGCAGAATTGATATAAGAGAAAGCCAAAGTAGTATTGGCGTTTTGTGTAAGTGCTATGCCTTGTAATATAACTGTATTTGCTGAAGCATTGTTAGCGGTAGTAGAAGGTCCTACATACGCCGTATTTTGTCTTGAACCATCAGGAAACACAATAGATGTATTGGTACTCATGACTAGACCACTCTTAGTCAATGTTGCCACAATATTCTGTGCTCTTGTATTACCTGCAATGAAATATACATTTGCATTGGTAGATGCTGTACCAATAATTAAATTACCATCAGATGATGTATCAGTTGAACCGTGTACGTACAAATAACCATCAAGTGCTTTCATGGATGAAAATGCAACACCACCATTGAATCCTGAATTATTAATACCTAAATCGATAAAATTATTTGAATTTGTGCCTATATCGGATGTAGCCACATGGTCGGCTGACCCATTTGCATCAAAGTTTTGTATATTTGTTTGTAAAAAACTAGGATCAGAACCAGCAAATTGTGCAACCGTGTTTGATAAAGTTACAGGATTACCACCAACATTCAATACTTCATTTGAGTAGAGACCTTGTGCCAAAGTATGTACTGTAAATTTACCTGTAATATCTGTTGGTATATCTACACCCATCAACAAGGTGTTAGATGTATTTGCATTTATTGATGTAATTGCTGTTAATTCTGAAATTTTTACTGTTGACATTTTTTATCCTAATATTAGAATTCTACCATCTTCTGTTGTTATTAATCTTCCATCTTGTGTGGCTACTTCTGGTACATATTGTACACCAAGTGGTCCGTATAGTATGACATTATTAGATGTTGCAATAAAGGTTCTATTAACAGACAAGTATGAATTTGCATTAGAAGTTAGGTTACTACTCAAGTAGATTAAACCATTCACATAGTCTACTGAAGAAACAAGTTTACTTGTATTGTTATCAACAAGAACATTGTCACCAGCATATACAATATCCATCAAAGGATATGCTGTATTACTATATCTTCCGTTGTTAATAATATCATATGCACCAGTGAGTGTACTAATATTTATGACGTTAGAACCAACATTTGCTGTTATTATGGCAACATTTGAATAGGTTAACCAGACATTACTTGATATTGTTACTTGATTAGTTACTGTATTTACCGACAAAACATCAGAATGAATTGATGGTCCATGTATTGGAGTAATAGCAATACTTGTTACATTTGGTGTAATAAATCCAGAAAGGTCTGCGCCAGACAAGTTTGTAAACTGTATGATATTATTACTCTTGTTTGTAAAACTTGTCGAAATCGTTGCATTTGAAGCTGCAGTTAATGTGTTATAATATAATGTATGGCCTTGATATGTAGCTTCAACACCAACAAAATTGAATTTATTACTAGATTTCATCAAGTAACGACCAATTAAATTCATACCAGTTGGATGTAAGAGATTCAACAATACATCTCTATATTTGGCAATCTCTTTCTCTACACTAATTTCATACGTATAATTATTATATTCTGAACTTTGTAAAACATCAAAAGAACTTGGTTGTCCTTGAGAAGTCAAATATTTTCCTTGGCTAACAACAAGACCATTTAAGAATGTTACTTTTGCTTTTGCTGTGGTGTCACCATAATTTTTAAAACTATTGATATTGAGATTGATACCTTTATCAATTTTTAATGTTTTTGTTATATCCGGATCAGAATTGTAATTGTAAGTTCTCAATAAAAAGGTCGAATCGTTTGCCGTTGCACCAACTGTTAGACCTGTTATAGAATCAACATACGCAGAATAAGACGAGTTATTTGCGTCTGTACCCTGGTAAATGAAATCTCCTTCTAGTGGAAGATTATAGATTGAAACACCAGTAACAACGATATCTTGTACCTTCAAAGATACGTTTGGTGTTGAAATATAATCTTCACCTGGATATGTTACAGCAATTGTAGTAATAGAACCTGCTCTGTCCACAACACTACTGAATGTGGCACCAGTACCTAATATTGCAGGTACAGAAAGTACAGCACCATTTGCTTGAGTGTTTGATGACTGTACACTTAATGTTGGTAGTGTGGTGTTTGTGTAACCCATACCACCTAGTGGAAAATCTGGTCTAGTATTTAATACATACGAAACACTTGTGATTGCACCGTTGGCCGCAACATTGGTGACGTTTGCTCTAGCGCCTATACCTGTGCCACCAGAGAATACGATTTTATCGTTGGCACGGTATCCTAATCCACCATTAACAATTTTAATTGGTGCGAGAATACCAAGTGATGCCAAGTTTGTAGTTGAAAACGTATCAGTAAAATAATCAGATTCAATGTTTACTTGTGGTGTGTCTACAATTCCACCACCACCGTTGGTGATGTATACAGATGAAACTGGATAAGTTGAGAAAGAAACAAAACTAAACGCATTAGCTAATGTTGTATTAGCATTTGATGTTGCTATGTTAGCAAAATGATAATTACTATTACCAATCAATACATCTTTCTTTAATCCAATCGATTCTGTTGGTATAAAAGACACATTGGCGATACCTGCCGGATCAAGTGAACCAACATATGCCTGAGCTCCTGGTGCATTAGGTATAGTAATAGTTGTGTTTGGTGTAAATCTATAACCATATCCACCAGTAATAACGTTAATGCTCTTGATTGAACCTGTGGTTGTTTCTACAACCTGAGCCGTTGCACCAATACCTGTATTTGATGCTAGACCACCATAGATAACAACTGGATCACCAACTTTATATAATAATCCTCTATTTTGTGGATCAATATTTACTTGACTGATTTGACCTACGATTTTAGCTCTGAGTGGTTCACCATTAAAAAGAACGTCTTGGTTGTTACTATCAATTACACGTACAAATTCACCAGATTGAAACAGTCGTTCGATATTAGAAATAAAGACTTCAGTTTTGCCAGCAGCAACAACAGAGTTCTCTACTGTTGCAATTGATTTTGTTGTTTCGCCAAATAATCTATAATCTTTTATGTTCAATAGATTAGGATCAAGCGAATTTAATTTCAAACTTTTGGCAACATACCATTGTCCCGATGAAGCTTTTAGAACAACATCTTTGGTATAATAGATGTCAAAATCAGAATTAAATAATATTCTGAAAAGAAATTCGTATGATGCCGGTGTGCCTTTAGTTTCATACAGTTCTCTAGCAACCTTTATTGCTTTTTGTTTATCAATTAGAACATCTTTTGGAAAGTAAGGCAGAAAGTCATTGGTAAAATAATCCAGAAACTCATCTGTTGTTTGGTCAATATCTTTGTAATTTAAAAGATTTTTAGTTCTTTCTGTTACTTTACCTTGTTGTTCCATCCATTCATAGTATGCTTTGAGAAACAGACTAAAATTGGCGTAGTCAGGATTATCCCTGACAAATTCAGGAAGTTGTAACGGTACTAATGACGATGTGGTTTGACCGCTTGTTATCATGTTTTAGCTGTTACGTTGACAACAATTGCACCTGAATCAAATGGATCAACTGTTATAATTCTGTTATATGATGATGAAATTATTGTTGTTGTTGGATTGGCAGCCACCACAAATTGGCCAAGTGGATTATCGACTGCGGTAGGACTCAATGAGTTTAATGTAATCACACCTAATGTATAATCTATTGTTCCTATATTTGGATTTAGAATAGTTTTGACACTTTGTGTGTTATAATAATAAGTTCTGAGTGTGCCATAACGACCCTCTAAGATTACTGTGGCTGCACCTAAAACACCAGTTGTTGTACCTGTTGCTGGTGTTATAACAGCAATTGCATTCGTATAACCACTACCTGCTGTTAATACGTTAATTTTTGTAATTGCACCATTTACCACAACTGCTTCTGCTGTTGCACCAGTACCATCACCTAATATTTGAATTGTTGGTGGTAATGTATAACCAAAACCTGGATTAGAGATAGATATTGAATCTACACCACCTGTAGATGAAGGAACTTCTTCAATGTATACACCAGTAATAATATTTGCTGCATTGTTTTTATCAGCAAATGATAATGCAGGTGAACTGGAAACACCACTTGCAAATTGACCACGTTTCAACGGTGCACCATAATATAGATTATATGTTTGTGGACCAGTCAAATTCGGATATATTTTCTTTTGTAGTTTGATTGAAATTTCATTTGTAATGATTGAAGGATTTACATTAGAAATAGCCGTTGAAAAGTCTGTTGCCGAAAATGTAGAATTAAATGTGTTTAAGTTTCTTGTTGCCAGAGTAGAAATCGCAGATTGTACTGCCAATTGAATTTGTGATGATGTTAAATTTGTCCTTTTAGTATCATACAATACATTTGCTGTAATTTGTAAGTAAGTATAATCCGGATCAACTATTGTCGGTTCAACTGTCAACACAGATATTGGTCTAATAACTTCTTGTATAAGTCTTTGCTTTTGTGTGGTTGTTAATGTATATGCACCAGATGGTTTAACAGAAACAAACACTTGACCATAAACTGGAGTTGAATTTTCTTGGCCACCCCATACATTAACTGCATCAAAAGAGAAACCTAAATTGTTCTGTTGAATTGCTGTAATATAATCTTCTTTGGTAACCGCACGTTTTTGTGCTGAATATGACTTCGGCGCATGGAATTTGATAGAATCAATAGATTCTTTTGCTGCACCTGTAGTAGCAGCAGCAATCGGATAAATTGTTGTGTTTGAATATCCGTTGACTGATTCCATAAGCACAAAACTGTTTGCACCGGCTGCTGAAGTACCATTAGTTACCACATATGACAATCTTACAATATTGCCATCAGATAATTGTTTACCTAAAATATTGTCACCAAAATAAATCTCGTATAGACCACCAATACCTTCTTGTAAGAAATAAACGGCAGAGTCACTACTTAATGTTAGATAATTGGATGCTTCTGTATAAACTGTAGAATAGTTATTAGAAGATGACGTTTGTACAGAGACAACCAAAGTTGTTGTATCGACACCAGCATCAGGAATCTGAAACACATATTTTGGATTAGCAACAGAATCAACAGTATATGCAATAGAAGATGAAATACCTTGTCTCAAAGTCACGTTGTTGAATGTTGCCGTGTTATTTACCACGTTTACTGTTATTGAATCTGATGTAACAAAGTTGTAATTTACACCATCAATAGCTTCTGAGATGAACGTAGTAAACTTTGGTAATGTTAGAGAAGCATCGGTGACTTGATTTACTTTAAGGTCGATAATTGCCGATGGTGCAATGGCAGACTTTGGTATATAATTTAGTAATTTAGCCTGAGAAACCACAGAATTACGTTGTAATGCTGTATCTAAGAACATTTCATTACCAATCATATTTAAATAATATGCATTGTATTGTGTATTATATGCCAAAATGTCCAATAGAGTAGAAAGTGCAGAACCTTCGTAATTGTAGTCTTTTAATGTATCTTGAGATTGTAGATACGTTTTCAAACTTGTTTTAATATTATTAAAATCCAAGTCTGTCATTTGGAAATTTGAATTAGCTCCGGCCATTTTATCTATTTCTCTCTAAAAGAAGTGTTACTGTTGTTGGCAATGTTGCATTTTCTATGTAAAACGATAAGGTAACATTATAAGCATTTTTATCAGTATAAGGAGAAACTATTACTTTTTGTAATGTTGCTCTAGGTTCATAGTTCTGTATTACTGTTTCAATCTCTTTTTGTATGGAAATTGAAGTTGCTGTTGATATATTTTCAAACAACAAAGCATCCATGTTTGAACCTAAGTCTGGATTAAATGGTCTTTCAAAGTTTTTTGTAGAAAGTAGGTTACGAACCGAACGTATTACTGCCTGTTCATCGTAACTTAAAGCTACATCAGCCGTCACCGGTTTCTTGGTGAAAGTGAAATCTATGTCTGAATATATCTTTTGTAAGTTTGCCATCTTTTATTTATATGTTAATCCTAAAGATTAAACTATTGGAGCAGTAGGTGGTGTAGTTGGTCCACCTTTACTATCAATATGGAAGTGAGAATTCGTACCAATTCTGACAGATTCGAGTGAACCGACAATATCGGAGACAATCGGTGCAGTGACAGATACGGCTGCAACCATATAACCTGTTGTTTCCACACTTTTCACCGCAGATACCGATAGTCCAGCCGTAATATTACCAACGGCAGCAATCGTTTGATTAGAACCGATATCACCATTGACATTCAAATCGGCGTTAATGTTTAGATTATCTGCGTTAATA